GACTGCGTGTTTGCTCAGGCTGTTGGGACATGAAAGATCCCTGGCGTCTGCCGGCCCGAAAAACAGAGACAGTCGCCGTTAGGCACCCCAGACCTGACGAACCCTTGACAGTTCCTGAAGAATAGCTGTCCAGTCAAACACTGAATTTAGGAGAACGCGATGGGCGTTGAAACTGAGCTGCTTGGGCTAAAGAACCGCTACGACGGCAAGGAGTTCCGAGTTATTGAGCGCGAGGACGGCATCATTGCCGTGCTGGCAGGCGACACAGTTGTTGTGGACAGCGGGGTAACGCCTGTAACTGCAGCCCCCTCGGGGTCGGGGGTTGCAGCAGGAGCCGGGCCGGTGTTGTCTGTGGGATCGGAGATTGAAGTTGGGGAGGCCCCTGCTGCCCGTGACACATCCCGCAAGTTGTTGTACCGCCAGGGAGCAGATGATTTGCGCGTTATTACGCGTACCGCTCGAGGAAAGTTGCTGCAATGGACGATGCGCAAGGGCGTGTTCGACGACGGAGCTACGTCGCTCGGCGTGCAGTCGGATTGGTGGCGCCTGCTTCGGCTTACTGAGCTGATAAACGCATATGTTTTTCGCACTGGCGCCCCGGATGCTGAAACTGGTACGTGGACGACGGGCAGCACGAGTATGTATCCGGGCGCTGACTCATCGGAGCGGTATCAAGTCCAGTCGCGGCGCAGTACAGTGCAGGGATCGTCTGCGACCTACAACATTACAGTTCCGTCGTCCGGGCGTGTGGGCGTGGTTGTGGGCGTGACGGCATCCACGCCCACCGCTGTTACTGTTACGTGTGGCGCAGTGTCTCAGACGTGGGACTACCGCGAGGCAAACGACGGGCAGACGGGTACTGCAAGGTGCAAAGTCCTTTGGCTGACCGGATGCACCCCGGGCGCCGGGTCCGTCGTCGTTACTCTGACGACTCGCGAGAGCGGACAGACGATGTATCTGTTCGGTCCAATCATCGCTGATCTGTCGCAAGCTCTGCCAGCAACGATCCCCGCATCCAGTGCGCTGGTTGCCACCTTTAATTTGTCGGATGTGCTCGTCGGCACTGCGAGTAACGGGGGGTCCGATATTGCGATCCACGACTCTGATGCGGATAAGTGGATGGGCTCATATCACGGTGGGCACAAGTCATCGGCCGAGTTCCTCGACGGCTCTGCCGCTATTGATGTATCGACAACCGGGGCGCTTGTCGTAGCTGTTGAGCCCCGCATCATCCAGCAGGGCGACTTGGGCGGAAAACTGGCGTGCAGCACAGAGCACCGGTGGTCATCGCCGAGCGAGCTTGCGCTGTCGGGGGTGCTTCAGGGCTCTGTCAATTCTGCGCGGGCGTATGTCGCAATGGCGACGACACGCGCGGACTGGACGATGATCGACGGGATTGAGCGCGCGGCGGCGTCTGCGTCGGAGATCATCGGCCGGAAAAGCTCAATTTGGCAACAAAAGCCCGGCGACACATCACGCACGATCTACATCCGCGCCCATGATGCCGTTGTCAACGGACAGCCGACAGTGCCCTATGTAGAGCAGTGGGTAAGCGGCTCGACGTACGCAAAAACCAGGCTTGGAGTGCTCGACACACAGACAGTGCAGGCAATCAATCGGATTGATTTCGTGACTGCGCTCGGCATCGCGCATTCGTAATCCCCGAAGGTTTAAGGACTGACCTTAAGGCCCGAACCAAGCACTTGGTTCGGGCCTTCTTCTGCAGGCGTTAAAATAGTCACGTAGCAACGTACGACGTGCTTTGTAGAATACAGTTTTACAAAGTAGGAGCGCGACGTGTCTAAGATCATCAACGCAGTGCTTAGCAGGTTCTCAGCAAAGTACAAGAGTATTGACGAGCTTGGCAAACTGTATCTTGAGCAGCTTCAAACAAAAGACTATGCTGCCAAAACTATTCAAAACAAGGCCTGCTATGTAAACCATGTTTGCAGGCTCCTCAGCGGTCTAAGTGTCAGTCAGTTGACCCCTGCCAAGATATACAGGACTTTAGAAGCATTTAACGAGGTAAGGTCTCAGACAGCCAAGTGCACGCTTATTGAGCTTAGGCACATGCTGACTCTGGCTTTAAAGCTCGGGTGGGTTGACGAAAATGTAGCCTTAAGGGTAGTGCTAACAAAGTCCAAAGTACAACGTACCAGGCTCTCGCTTCAGCAGTGGCGCGCCATGTATGACTACAGCGCCGCAAGTTCAAAGCCCTGGGTACCCTTAATGCTGCTGTTAGCCTTGTTAACAGGCCAACGACGCGCAGACCTCTTGGCTATGCGGCACTCAGATATACGTGACGGATACCTGTATGTTAGGCAGCAAAAGACCGGTGCAAAGTTGGCGATACCTCTGAGTATTGGGCTTGATGTTTTGAACATTACGCTTAAAGAGGTGGTAGACTGCTGCCACAGATACGGGGCAAGCAGCGACTACTTGCTGCACAAGCTCAATGGGCAGCAGCTTTGCGCTGCAACACTGTCTTACCGATTTGAACAAGTACGAGAGGCAGCGCTTGGGCTCTGGCGTGAACCCGGTACGCCGCCTACGCTGCATGAGTGCCGCGCCTTGTCAGCCTGGCTATACCAAGAACAGGGTGGCGTTGACGTAGTTCAGCTGCTTGGGCACTTGGACTATAAGATGACGGCTGTGTATTTGAGCCGACGTAGGCGCGAGCAGGCCAATTGGCGGTACATTGTCAGTCAACCAGCAGCTGGCGGCGGAAGCGGTGAACACGCTGCAGCTGCTGTTCGTACGTAGTAAGTTAAACAAAAGCAGCTGTGAAGTCGAATGAACTGTCCGCAGACGCTCGGCTTAACTGTCAGCGTCGCAGGTTTATTAGCGACGCCCTCCGTACGCAAGCGACTTATAATTATGCTATTGGTAAATCTAGGTGCTCAGCATATGGCGACTTCCGGCACAATTGGTCAAACAAGATACACTCTCCTCCACGTCGTAGAAAAGGCTTTGCGTCGCTGCGGACAGAACCCCGCCGCAGTGACAGCTGAAACCCTTGAGCTGGCAAGAGAAGACCTGTTTCTGTTGATGATGAGTTTGTCTAACCGCGGGATCAACCTGTGGTGTGTGGACACACAAACAGTGTCGCTTGTCGTTGGTCAAGCTACCTACGTTCTCCCTGTCGGTACTGTAGACGTGTTGAACATGCTGCTAGCCACGCCTACCGGGGTGGGTGCAGAGACAACGGACATCCCGGTAACGCCGTTGAACAGAGACGACTACTCCAGTCTCCCGAACAAGTCGTTTCGTTCACCTACTCCGGTCAACTACTACTTCGAGAAACTTCTGGCGCCTCAGATCACTCTGTGGCCGGTGCCGAGCGATGACACTAAGTTCTTGAAGGTCTATCGGTATCGGCAGATTCAAGACATGGGCGCATTCACCGACGACGTGGAAGTCCCCGTCCGTTGGTTCGAGGCGATCACTTGGCATCTGGCACTGCGCCTTGCTTTCGAGCTCCCTGATGTCAAGCAAGAACGCGTGACAATGATTCAAGCCATGGCGCAGTCTATGACCTTGGAAGCCGACATGAATGAAACGGACAATGCTCCGGTGTATTTCGCGCCGAACATTAGCCCCTACACACGGTAACAGACCACCATGACCGCTGAAGCAATGACGTATTCGTCCCTCATACAGGACGTCAAAGACTACGCAGAACGCAACGACGCGCCGTTTATTGCGCAAATTCCGCGGTTTATCATGTTGGCCGAAAATAGGATAGCCAGCACAGCACGTGGTCTCGGCTACACGCGAATTGTCACAGGTACGGTGACAGCGGCGGACTCTGTTATCGAGAAGCCTGCCCGTTGGCGTGAGACCGCGTTGCTGTACGTCAACTACGACGGAAAGAACAAGTTCCTGCGCTCGCGGAGCTACGCTTTTTGTCGGACGGCGTTTTCTCCGTTTTATCAAGGCGAACCGGAATACTACGCTGACTACGGCTACGAACACCTGTTGATCGCACCAAAGCCCGTGGAGGAGTTCTCTTTCGAAATGACGTACTACGAGAGACCCCTGCCTCTGTCGGACGAGAACCAAACCAGCTGGACTACGCGTTACGCCCCCCAGTTGTTGCTGTACGGGGCGTTGCTCGAGGCTCAGCCGTTCCTCAAGCGTCCGGAGCGCACTGCCGAGTTCCAGGGTTTGTATGCGCAAGCCAAGGACGACCTTGAACGAGAGTCTCAACGCAGACTTACCGGCGACCAAGCCCTACTGAGTACCAACGGATAATATGATACACGAACTGATTTCTCGCTTGTTTCAAACACGCGACGCTGAGCACAGGGCTCTTGAAAAATTCTACGTTGACTCCGTTGAGTTGATCGACACATTCGTCGAATGCTACCAAGGTGCATTCGGTAAAATTGGTGTGTTTGACTTAGAAAAAGTCGATTACGACGGTAAGATTGTCACCTTGCTCAGTGACAACGCTTGTTGGATGAACGAGAACCGTGCAACCATTTGCCGTGGGGTCAGCCCTCTGCTGAACCTGCTGGACAACTTGATGGAACTGCATCTCCTGATTATCTATCGTCTACAAGAACTCAAGTAAGAGGCAGGAACTAACATGACTTCCACTTTCACAGACTTGTTTGGGCAACAAACAGTTCCTCCGGCGGCCTCTGGTTATTCAGGTGTGGTGCTTTCGGCGAACAGCACTTTGGCTTGGGAAAACGATTTTTCCGGCGTTGTCGCCAATCAGTTCTTGGCTTCCACGTTCATAGATGTTTCTTGCGCTACCGTAGGACTTGACTTAAAGCTCCCCGCGGCCGATGTAGTCTCTGCTGGTGCGGAGATCTACCTGCGCAACATCGGGACCAACACGCTCAATGTCCAAGACTACGATGGAAACAACTTGACCGACGTCAGTCCTGGGCAAGTTAAGTATTTCATCGTCACAGACAATACAACCGAAGCTGGTGAATGGGGTATCTTCACATTCGGTGCGGGGATGAGCGGAGCTGACGCTTCTGAACTGGCTGGCAACGGCCTCAAGGTGATCAGCAACACGCTGAACGTGGATGCGCCGTATCGCGGTGTGAATACCGACTACACACTTCAAGCTATCGATCGTGGTAATCTGGTCGACGTCGTCTCCAGCGGCACAATCATCAGCCTTCCGGCGGCGGCCAGTTTTGGTTCCGGTTACTATGTGTTGATCCGCAACGGTGGTCAAGGCAGTGTTGTACTGGACCCCAGTGGAGCTGAGACAATTGACGGTGCCTCGACAAAGACTTTGTCTCAGTTTGAATCCTTGACATTGATCAACACGGGTACTGCGTGGGTGAGTGTTGGTTTCGGGCGTGACGCAACTTTTGTATTTGGCGAAGTAGTGGTGAACGCCGCAGTGTCCCCCGTCACCCTCAGCTCAGCTGACGTGGCTGGGCGGATGATCCGTGTGTCAGGTGCAGCCACGTCTAACCTTGTTATCAACCTGCCCAGCACCGATAACGTTTATTTTGTAAACGTTGAAACTACTATCGGGGCCTACTCAGTCACCTTGACCACAGGTAGCGGTTTGGCCACGCTTCTAGCTGCTGGCCAAAAAACCGTAGTTTACTGCGACGGAATAAATGTCACACCTGCAGTAACAACATCCGTCACTAGCACCCTATCACTGCTTGACGGGTCACCAAGCGTCCCGGCTTTGTTTTGGGCGCTGGACTTAGACACTGGCTTTTACCGGGCCGCCAACGGTGTTGCTGGCTTTACATCTAACGGTGTATCGTCCTTGCTTTTCGGGCCAAACGGAATCGTATTCACCAGCACGCAAGGGCTGACCGCTAATAACCTGTCCTCGGCCTGTGACGAGCTAAAGAGCCTGCTGGACACGCTAAATACAACGTTGTCCAGTACTATCACAAGCGGCTTGGCACTGAAGGCAAACAAAGCCGGCGACACATTCACTGGTCCGGTGGTTGTACCAGCCGGCGCTACCGGGAGCCAAGTACCTCGCGTGTCGGAAGTTGTTTCTGCCATCAATGCCGCTGTGGCGGTTTCCGAGGCTACGACAAACGCTGCGATCGCTTTGAAGGCAAGCAAAGAAGGTGACGTGTTTACTGGGCCTGTTAGATTCAACACTGAGTATAACGCGGGCGCTATTGACTACAATGGCGCAACCAAGGTCATTGACTTTAACAACGGTCAAAAACAGAAACTCACCTTCAACAACAACTGTACAATAGAGTTTGTGTTCCCAAGTGGCGTTGGCAACTACATCCTGCGGGGCATTGGCGACGGCACCACACGCACCGTAACGTGGCCAATTGGTAGCAAGTACGTGGGCGGTGCCATACCGTTGGCGCCGCTCACCAGCGGTACAGCCATCTATACGATCTACTACGACGGCTTTGTGGCACATATAACCGGCGGAAGGGAGTAAACAGCATGCCAACTGTGTCTTTTACGGCGCCGTTCCTTAGTCAGACAACCGAGCCGGACAGAGGCAACTGGACTGATCTGACCGGTCGTATTCGTACGTTCCTGATCTCATCTAGCTGGGCAACCACAAGAACCGCGACAATGCGTGGTGTGTACACTTTTCCGTTTATGGTTACAATCAACAGCGTGTCTACCGTGTTCACTGGCAGACTTGAAAATACAGGTAGTCCAGACCCGTCAGTCTCTATGTTCTTCAACGGTGCATCGTACGGACCACCCTACACAGCCACAGGTGTCGAGGTTTTGATAGGTCCAGAAACATACCTAGATGTGTCTTACGTACTGACTGAGAACATAATAACCGTTGACGCTACGGTACGAGCGCAGCGCTTATCAGCCTACGGACCCGGTACGCTGTACATAGACGATCCTGTGATAACCGTCGACTACTCTGAAAGACCGGCTTTTTGCAATCTTGGAATCAACTTTTGAGGAACGTCTGATGTTGGAAAAAGATCCTAGTGACTGGGCACTAACCACGTGGGTGCTACTTATGAGCTCTGCTATCATTGCGTATGTGACACGCTTGCTTGATAAGATCAAAAGCAAAAAGGTCAAATCGGCGATTGTCGAGGTTTTGGAATTCATCATCTGCGTCGGCATCTCGTTTGGAGTCTACTTGACGTCCACGTTGTTTGCCTTTGATGAGCGGTTGGCCTGGATTCTTAGTGTGTATCTTGCACATAAGGGTACGCACTATATCTTCTCTCGTCTTGACGTAGCTGCTAACACTTACTTTCCTGCTAAGGGAGGCACAAAGAATGACGTACAACCGTGAACTGTTGGTCTACGAGCTTTCAAGGGACGAGGATGTTCGCACTAAGCCCTACAAAGACTCAGTGGGCAAACTGACCATTGGCGTGGGGCGCAACCTGGACGACAAGGGTCTGTCTAAGACGGAAATCAACATCCTATTGAACAACGACATCAATGACTGCGAGACAGACCTTGATCGCGACATGCCTTGGTGGCGACAGCTGAGTGACAACCGACAGCGTGTGCTGCTGAATATGTGCTTCAACTTAGGCGTTACGCGGTTGAAGGGCTTTAAGAATATGTTGCGGGACGTCCAAAACGGGCTTTACGACCAAGCTGCTGTGGAGATGATAGACTCTCTGTGGGCTCGGCAAGTCGGTGGGCGTGCTGTGCGGTTGGCTAAGTTGATGAAGAATGGCTGACCAATTCACCGATCAAGAGGTCTCGCAGCTGCGTGGGCAGACAGAGTGCTTCATCCATCGCCACCCACGTGAGGATCTTGATTTTCAAGACCAACTTGGTTTGATGAAGGCCTCTCTACCTACCACGGTAACAGGAAGTCACGAGCTAGGTAGAGCCGACTATTTGGTGCTCTGCGACACCGCGTCAGCTGACGTTGTTGTGCAGTTACCTGAAGCCAGAGACGGGCGCGAGTTTGTGTTTGTAAAGACTAACGCTGCGAACTTAGTTCGTCTAGTTCCGGCCGTCTCTCAGTCGATAAACGCAAGCGTTGTAGGCGCCACGTTTGCTGCGGCGTGGGGGTGCGTTACGCTCAAAGCCATAGACCAAAGATTTGTCGTGATCAGCAACACGGCACCAGTCACATTCCTCTGAGGAGCAGAGATGGCTTACGTTAACTTCG